GCAATGCTTGCTGAACGCTCGAAAGAAGTTGATTTGGACAAGGAGCCCTCTCATGGATAACTACAAAATCAAAGTTAAAGATGAAGCTGAGAGCAAAGAGGCTCAGGAGTTGTTTTTTGAGTTGGGTTACAGCTGGCTTTGTTGTGGAAAATACTATAACCGCATTGGCAACTATACGTTTATTACGGCCTACCCAGATGAAATGTTATTAAGAATGGGCTGGGGTGGAGATACTGATAAAGAACTCACCCTCCCTCAGCTACGCGACCTTGTTGTTTTGAAGCGTAATGATATTAATGACGCTAACTGTATCGATAAGAAGCGTGAAGCTTGGTACTTGGCTAGTGATGGAACTTATTACGCTTGGCAATATCGCAAGTTGTGTTGGGACACAGAAAGTGATGCATGTGTAGACGCTCATGATATTAAGCCAATCAATCAACCCCAAGACCCATCCTTGATTAGCGGTGCTGAGGCGAAGCTTGCATGGGCTAAGGGCATTGATATTCAAATCAAGAATGTAAATTGTGTTAACTGGTATGACTTAGATGAGAGCAAATACAATCTTGATATTTTTGATCATGTCCGTGTTGTTTTCCGCCTCAAACCCCAAACCATCAAGGTTGAACTTGAGCTGCCGAAGCCTTTTGAGCCAGTAGAAGATTGTCATGTTTACATCTTAGATGACGGGAAAACAGATGGCTATCGTCGTTATTCCTACGAAGTACATGGTGATAAAGGAAATACATTTATTGGTATTTGGCGCACCGAAGACGAGATCAAGCAAGTCGTAGAGCAACTCAGAAAGATAAGAGGTACTAACTCATGAATATGTTAGTTAACAAGCCTGAATTGCTTTGCCCTTCTTTCCCAATGCTTCAAGTGTCTGGTGAGTTTAAAGTTAATGACAACACTGTTTCTTTTGAATTGGAAAGCGGCTGTGCAACTTTGAAATGCAAGATGGTTGCCGATGTTACTAAACAAGTTCGTGTGGTTGGTTCTCTTATGAATCCAGAGGACAGTAAGGATCAATTTTACGATCAACTAGTAGTAGATGACCGCACACATGTTGAAGTGGTTGGCGCCGAATATGTAGAAACTCCTATCGGTCTTCTATTTCAACTTACATCAACACAAGTGGCTGACTTAAACGAGCAGCTTAAATACTACGCCGAAGAATTGGCAGATGAAGAAGCGGGAGTGTGTGATGCAAGTGCATGAGAAAAGAAAACTACTTGAAGCCATTGATGTGCTTATTCGTCGTCCTGCTTCAGCAACAGAGACAACACTTGCTGAGGCAATGGCCTACTTCAAGATGCTAATTGAGGAGTCTACACAAGGACAAATTGAAGTCCGGTATTCAGACACTACTCAGCAGTTGCCATTTTAAAAATTAGGAGAAGATTATGAATGCGCCAGTAAATACACAAGTTAATGAATTACAAGTATTAGAACAAAACGTAATTGTAGCGGCTTTCGCTAAACGTGGTGGTACAGATGAATTGTATGAACGTATTGCTCAAGAAGTTCGTTCTCATGTGCCAGATGTAAGCACTAAGAAAGGCCGTGATGCGATTGGTTCGCTTGCTTTGAAAATCAGTAAGTCAAAAACTCTTATTGAGAAATGTGGAAAAGAATTAGTAGCTGAACAAAAAGCTCAAATCAAAGTGATTGATGATGATCGAATCTCAATTGTTAAGAAGTTTGATTTATTACGTGATGAGGTTTTAGCGCCTCGTGATGCTTGGGAGCAAGCTGAGAAAGACCGTGTAGCGAAGCATAGCCAGTTTATTTCAAATATCAAAGTTATGTATGGTCTTTGTTTTGATCTTCCATCACTGGAAATCAAAAAAGCTATCGACTCCCTAGAGAGTTTAGTTGTTGACTCATCTCTTGATGAATATGAGCAGGAAGCAAAACTTGCAAAATTTGAAACTATTGAAGCACTTCGTACAGCTCTTGTTGCTCGTGAAAAACATGAAGCCGAGCAGGCTGAATTAGAGCGTCTTCGCCAAGCTGAAATACTTCGCCAGCAACAAGAACGTGAGGCTCAGATTGCCCGTGAAGCTGCCGAAAAAGCGACCCGTGAGGCGGAAGAAAAAGCACGTTTTGAAGCTGAACGTGTACAACGTGAAAAGGCTGAGGCAGAACAACGCGAAGCTCGATTAAAGGCTGAAAAAGAAGCTGCTGAATTGCGTGCTCAACATGCTGCCGAAGCAGAACGTAAACGTATTGAGGCTGAACAAGCTGTGAAGCTAGAGGCCGAACGCCAAGCAGAAGAAGCGCGCCAAGCTAACCAAGCACATCGTAAAAAAATCTGTAATGAAGCACTTAAAGGCTTATTGGCTTTGGGTATTGATGAAGCAAAAGGAAAAGAGATTTTGCAAGCCATCAATAAAGGCTTAGTTCCACATGTATCTATTAATTTTTGAGGATTAAAAGATGAGTAATATTGTTTTGTCACAAGTTAGCAAGATTGCATCAGCTTTTAATATGCAAGATGTTGATCCTGCTGAGTTAGCAAATACTCTTGTTAATACAGTATTTAAGAAAGCAACAAATGATGAATTTCTCTCTCTATTAATTGTTGCAAACCAGTACAAGCTAAATCCTTTTACAAAAGAAATTTATGCATTCCCTGCCAAAGGTGGCGGCATCACACCAGTTGTTGGTATTGATGGATGGGCACGCATTATTAATGACAATCCTGTATGTGATGGTATCCAGTTTGAACAAGATGATGAGTCATGCACATGCAAGATTTTCCGTAAAGACCGCAACCACCCTACTGTTGTGACTGAGTATTTATCCGAGTGTCAGGGTAATTCAGAACCTTGGAAAAAATACCCAAAACGGATGCTACGTCATAAGGCTTTAATTCAATGTGCCCGTGTTGCCTTCGGCTTCTCAGGTATTTATGACGAAGACGAAGCTCGTCGTATTGATGATTGTCATATCCCTACCGTTCAGACTGTTAGTTCAGATGTCCCTCAAGGTTATGAAGCCTATGAGCAGCAGCATTTAGATAACATGCGCGCTTTGGCAATGGAAGGCACAGAAGCCTTGCAAACTGGCTACGCTGAATTGCCTCAGGGCGACTGCAAAAAATACTTCTGGACTAAGCATAGCGCTTCATTAAAAGAAGCAGCACAAAATGCTGATCAACCACAAGGGCAAGTGTATGAACATTCTCCAGCGTAGTGAAGATTGGCATTCGGAACGCTGTGGCAAAGTCACAGCAAGCCGTGTAAAGGATTTAAATGCAAAGCCTAATAAAGGCAAAGCTTTAAATGCATTGGGTTTAACTATTCTAGCTGAGCGCCTCACTGGCGTTCAGAAGGAAATCTTCACAAACCAAGCTATGCAATGGGGTATTGATAACGAGCCTCATGCAATTGCGGCCTATGAAAATGAGACGGGTAACTTTGTAGTTGGTACAGGTTTAATTGACCACCCTTACATTGAAATGTTCGGGGCTTCACCAGATGGACTTGTAGGTGACAAAGGGCAAATAGAAGTTAAGTGTCCAGACACTACAACGCATTTGAATACCCTTCTGACTAAGCAAGTTCCAGATGAGCATATACCTCAAATCACTAGTCAGTTGGCTTGTACTCGTCGTGAATGGTGTGACTTTGTGAGTTATGACCCACGTCTACCAGAAGGATTACAAATCATCATTATCCGCGTCTTTGCTAAAGACTTGGCGATAGAAGCATTAGAGCAAGATGTTCGCAAGTTCAACAAAGCTATAGATGACGCAATTAAAACATTGAAGGTGGCAGCATGACAGATCAAGAATACAGAGGGAACATGAACTACCCTTTTCAAGATCACATCGTCTTGAATGTTGAAGAAAACGTAGTGCCCTTCCCAAGAACAAATCTGCATAAGTGCCAACATGCTCAAGTTGAAATTGACACTAAAGCTTTGGAACTTACATGCATGAAGTGTGGAGCAAAAGTAAACCCTGTGATGTGGATCAAAGACACTATGAAGTATTGGTCCCGACAGCAAGCAAGGATTACAGAGCAGAAAAAGCAGATTAGTGAAGACCTTGATGAGCTTAAGAAAAGAGCAAGAACCAAGTGTCAGCACTGCAACAAGATGACTGCTATTAACTTAAAGAATTTTAAATTTACAGTAATTGGGTGACGACATGACAGATTTGAATAAGGAAAGAGAGGCTTTTGAGAAGCTTTCGGAAATTGCAGAAATACTGAATGAGGAAAAATCTCATTTTAATGGTGA